TAAACTAACTACTGGTGAAGGTATTGAAGGTATAGGTACTGAAGGTGAAATAAGTTCACCACCGCCAGTAGTTGGGGGAACTACCGCAGCGGCTGCTGGTTTTGGTTTTAATAAAAACCATAAACCCAATCCTATTGCAGCTATACCAATTAATTTACTATTATCGTTCTTTTTCATTATAATGTTTGTACATCTGATGCGTCAACAAATCCTACTGTGCCATTTGCAAAATCACTTCCAATAATAACAGTTAATTTATTACCACTTGTGCCAGTTACTGTCATTCCTAAATTGGCTGTATCGTAAGTATAAACTAAATTGTTATTTTTATCATATATTTTAGTGCCTACATTGCTGTACACTTGACTTGTTCCAGTAGGTGCGTTTGTTTGTCCTACATATACCGTACCAGATAATTTATTTTTTTTCTTAAAGGATATAAACAGCAAATAAGCTGCACCCAATAAACCAATAGTTACTAATGTATTTTTTTTCATATTAAAATTGAAATTTTATTCCTTTTCTTTGATAATTATTATTAACTGTTGCTAGATCACTATTGGTTAAATTTTGGGTAACAAAAGCTGGTAAAGTTTGTGTACCACCAGCATTAAATCCAAACCAATTTTGTTGCCTTTGTCCAAAAGTATCTATTAATAATGCTACATCTGCATCATTTTGTGGTCTTGCTAATTGATAAACAGCATCTGATCTATTATTAACTACTAATTGTGATAAATCTGTGTAAAGACTATCTGCTATTAATTGCCATTCACCCCTACTTTTTGTAGGTTTTTGATTGGCAACAGCACTACTAACATAATCACTTACATTTTGTGATTGTGCTGCCTCTTGTAAAGCTAATGCTGGATCTTGCATAATACCTAACTTAATAAGTAAAGGTTTTAATACAAAGAAATATCCACCGCCAATTACAGCTGCGTAAATCAATAATTTTTGTGTATCTGGACTAATTTTTTTAGTAGCCATTATTAAAAGTTAAAAAAGTTATAACATTAATAATAATGATTGCAATTTGGCGTTACTCATTTGATCTAATTTTCTTAGATGATCTGTGGTAACACCTTTTTGCATCAAATTATTTAAAATCACTATTGCTTCGTTTTCGTAGCTATCATCTACTCCAGCCATTCCAGCTGGTTGTGTGCCACTAATACCTAATAACTTACTTACACCAGCCATTAATAATGTCTGCATATGTGGATTATTAAGTATTCCAGCTATTCCACTTTCTGGTTCTTTTTCTTCTTCTATATTTTCTTCACTTTATCTACTTAAGATTAAATTTTGGGTTTCCATCATTCTAGCTAGTGCATTTTCTAATTTATAATTAGATCTTTCTACACCAGCAATAGGTAATGCGTGTGGTAAATCCACAGCACGAATTCGTACAGATGCGTAATTGTCTAAATTACTATCTATACTACCTTTTTTGTTCAAAGTATCATACAATTTAATGCAGTACAACGTTTCATCGTTCTGCATATACATTGCTTGTAAAGTATTCTCTAATAACATTCTGCCTTCATCTTGATCCGGCTTTGTGTATTGGAAATGCTTTTCTAATTTCGTAGGTGCTAAATAAGTATAGACTGCATAATATGGACTGGTACAATGTTGATCGTACCAATCCATAATGCCGTCAATACCTACTATTTGTGCTTTCGCTGACATAGTATTTTATTAAAAATGGTAATAAACACCAAAAGAATAGGCTACGTTAGTAGTAGCTAATGCAGTTGGTAAGTTTACATAAGATTTTACCCAGCTAACCGTGATTCCATTAACGTTAGGTAATTCAAAAGTATAAGGATCTGCTGCACTATTTACGATGTTGTTGAAATTCAACATAGGCACGTTATATACTAATTGTAGATCACCTTCATATAATGTCAAAAACGATTTTTTAAGATCAGCAGTTGTTACTGGTGTAGATCCAGTTAGTGGTGTAGCTGTAATTGTTCCAGCTGTGTACACTTGGATTGCAGTAATTTTTGCATTTCTTAAATTTGGCAAATCTGGAAAATAGAAGCGGGTTAACGTACTACTTGTAGGTACGGAAATTTCCACAGCCTCAAACCTTTCAATGCGTATCATATTTGTTAATTAAATAAATTTAAAAATAGGTGGTATTGTCCGACCACCGGCGGTAGCGTTTATACTTCGCAAAAGATTATTTTTGTAACTAATTGATTATCAATTACTTAACACTCGTGCAATTTTGTGCAAGGATGCCATACCATAAAGTTGCTACATATGTATTTGAATCTAATGTACTTGGTGCAGCTGGTAAAATAATACTAGCTTGAATATTACTAGCACCATTTAACACAATGTTAGGTTCGCAAACTTGTAATGCATAAGTATCAAAACTTGTTTGATCAATAGCATACTGTGCTGGACTTGTTGCAGTTGCAGCATTAAAGTTTGTATTTTGTTGTTGTTGCGGTACATCTAAATGTTGTAACATACTCCACTTAGGTAACACGTTTTGGTTATTTACTTGAATAGAAAAATAACCATTATACAAAGTATATAATTGAGCAGCACCAGTTGAAAATGCTGTCAAGTTAGGATAAGTATAATTTTTAGCTGATCCAGATGTACTAGATCCAGATGTTAACAAAAACTGAATACTTGATACAATAAACAAATCTTGTAATGCAAGACGTTGTTCACGTACTGTTGGTGTACCGTTTGTGTTATCATTTACCAATACTGGTACGTGATAAGATGCAGCTGATGTAGTTAAAAGTACTTCACTACGTAAAAAAGAAGGTGTTAATACTGCGTGTGACGCATCATAACCTAGTTGTTGGATTAGTGTTTTTGCATTTTCAAACACTAATCTATTGCCCATTTGTGTTGCCATTGTCTATATTTTTTATTTTATTAATAAAGGTGAAAAAAGTTAATTAACAAGATTCCATAATTGCTGCGTTACGAATACCAGCTATGTAAGTACCTTGTGAAGCACCTTGATAACCAGCTATATTACGTACTGGCTTATTGCTGTACATTCCAGCACCAATACCAGCGATTAAACCAGTTGATTTAACTAAGTTTAAACCACCTACTGCGATCATACCAGCACCTAATTTAGCACCTACATCACCTTTGATAAACTTAGGTGTTAAGATACCCAATACGATAGGTGTAGCACCATCGATTAAACCTTTAGTAGTTGCAGATGTAGTAGCCGATGTAAACATTGGACTAACAAATTTTTGCATAATTACTTGAGCTAATACAGCACCACCAGCTATGTAAGCAGCAGATGCTAAATTACCACCCATTCCAGACATTCTAGATCTGCGACGTGTATGGTGGCGTTTTGCGTGAGATTTTTTTCTTCTTGCCATTTTGTTGATTTTTATTTTTGTTTAAAGGAAAATTTTTATTTAATTTTTTAAAATGAATCTTTTATTAATTTATAATCTACTTCTCCGTATTTATGTTTTAATAATATAATTAATTTAGAATATATATCATCTCTTATATTTGCTAAATCATTTGGCATATAACCATAATTATTGTGCATTTTAATTACATTATTCATTATTTCAATAGATTTTTTATCTTTCAAAAATTTTGCCAATGATAATATAGCTAGATTATGTTCATTTAAATCTGTTTGTCTTAATATTTTTTTTGCTAAAGCTAAAATAGATGGTTTTGCTTTTATTTTACCTAACATATGTTTATGCTGTGCTTCATCTAATCTTTCAACATCGTGTTTTACTTTATGTATTCTATTTAATATACCAGTTTCACTAATTTTTTTCTTTTTAGCTACTTTTTTACGTACTACTTTATGTTTTACTGCACCTACTTTTTTTGCAGCTTTTTTACGTACTACTTTCTTAGCAGCTTTCTTTTTAACTGTTTTTTTACCATATATATGTGCAAATGCTTCTTTCAAAGAAACACCAGTTTTTTGTCTGTATGCTATTGCTTTTTTAAATTTTTCTTTAGCTATTTTTTGTGCAGCTGTCATTTCGTTATTTTTTTATTAATAAATATAAACCTAAACCTATTGCAATATAAATCATAGTATTAGTACTTATACCAGTACTACTAAATAAATTACTTATAGATGTTATAGGGGATGCGTTATAATTAATTTCTGATGTTGTAAATTTAGCAGCATCAAGTATAGAATATAAATTAGATGTATTAGGGTGTGTTTTTTTAATATTTTCTAAGTTATTATTATAATAAATTTTATTTTCAGCAGATAATGTTTGATAATCATTAGGAAAAGATTGTTTATACCATAATAACCATTCTTGAGCATTTACATCACCAGCGGTAGGATGTATTTTATTACTTGTACCTAATACTTGTATTAATCTATTATATGGATCTAAATTTGAAATTGATGGTTTTAAGCTATTTATTAAATCTCTAGCATCTCTTGCTGGGTGAGATGTCCATTGATTCCATAAATTAGCACCAAAAGAAAATACAGATGCTAAAGCTGCTATGTCAGCTGCTATATTTAATCCACCTTGTGCTAATGCCACAGATGATGTTGCAGCTGCTGATGCACCAGAACTAAATAAATCACCTACTTTAGCTTCTCTATATCCTATGTAACCTATATCTTCCAATTATCTACGTTTTTTAGTAAAAAAATAAACTCCTAAACCAGCTGCTGCTATTAATAACAAAGTATTAGTACTTATACCAGTACTTACTGTTTTTGGTTGTACAGTTGTTGCTGGTAAACCATAACCATAACCATAAGTAGGTGTAGGTTGTACAGCTTTAATAATACTTGGTGTTGCTTGTAATAAACTGCTAAAAATATTAGTCCAATCAAATCCACCAGTGCTTGATGTTGTATCTGTAAATATTCCATCACCGTATGTACCATCATTAGTTGCACCAATAATGTAATTATCATTATCGTTTTCATTACCTAATCTATTTACTCCGCTTAATGCTATTAATGCCATGTCATTTGTTTTTTTATCTTTATAAAAATAAGGTTGTTTCTTAAGATCGTATTCATCTAATACTGGATCTATCCAATATTCGTTTCCATCTTCTTTTATTACTACAAAAACGTGCTGTGGTGTTTTATCAAAAGCATCATAACTAGCAAACCTATACATCACATCATATTTTTTACCAGTATTACGTTTCCACGCTGACATTATACCAGCTGCAAATGTTGCGTAACCTTTACAATCAATACCATTTTTATTAGATCCTAAAATGGCTGCTGGACTTCTTAATATTTGCATTTTTTCTGGTTCAATTACATAGCTGAAATTGTCCTTTAAAAAACACCAAACATTATAAGCTGTTTGATCTGTATTGTCATCCTCAATAAAATATCTATATATTTTATCGTATTCACTTGCATATTTTTGATGGTTATTTAAAATACCATCAATTATATCTGTTGTGTCTTGATTATAAACTATTACATCTTTTTTACCTAAAAATGGTTCTAGTTTACTAATTAATGTATTTTTACTTACCATATTAGATTGAATAACTAAATACTAATGGTAGAGTAATATAATCTACCATAATAGTGCCATTAAAATCTAATTTAAATCCACCAGTAGTAAACGTTTGTATATACTGTGCTAATCCAGAATAATTTAACGTAACTGGTATAGTTAATAAACTTGATCCAATAGACAAAGTAGTAGGTGTTATACCTATTACAGTTCCTACTTGCTCATTGTTTAAAAATAAATTTCCTTTTATTTGTTGTATTTCAGCAGTAACATTTGTAGGGTTATTTACTTGTACTACTAAATTCAAAGTAGGATTAAATAAACTTAAACTTGTAAAATCTAAGGACTTAAAAAATACTGAAAACGTCTGACTAAGAACGTATTTTTTGTAAAGTATGTAAACAACAATAGCCGAAGGGATTAACCACCAATTTTTTTGCATATTACTATATTAGGATAAAATTACGAAAAAACCACAAAACCACCAATTTTATCTAAAAATCATTAATTTTCACGAATGTGGATAAAAATTCGGGTAAATGTGCAATGTTATGAATATAAAATATTATTTTTGTTTCTCTAGAGAAAAAAAATAATATTCAACATACCCCTAAAATACTACATTTTAGGTAACTTTTTTCACCTTTAGAATAGATATATATAAAATATATTTGGTAGATTGAAAAAAAATAGTAGTTTGCATTTGATATAATTTTAAACTGACATTTAAACCCATCAAAAATGCAAACCCAGCTTTACACAGACAGCTCGTCTGTACTCCACGAAATTTCAAGATTGATTAAAAAAAGGGATGATCTAAAATTGATTTATTCCTTTACAAATTATCGTAACGTCAAAATTTTATTTAGTTCTACCAATTCAGATGGATTAGAACAAATGATTTGGTTAACCAATGAAATGATGCCTTTTCATTTACCTAATGAAATAGCTAATCTAATGGAAGATGCCATAGATGAATACGAAAAAGACATACAGACATTAAATTTTCACCTTAAAAATTTATAGTTATGAAAACGCATTGGTATTTAGATCATAAAATTTTTGAAACTTTATACGATCATTTAAATCCTAAAATTTTTATTGTTCAGTTAGATATGTCTGAACATAACAGTTTGACATCTGCTCAATGTCATTTAGATTACCTTTTAAAATAAACCTATGAACACATTTACACAACCAGCATACCCAGTTATGCCACTTCAAGACAATTTTCAAAGATTAGTAGTACCAGTTGCTGGTGTTTCTAAAGTAGAACTGTTTGCACTTGAAATTTTTAAATGCTATATGGTTAGCAATACAGATGGATCTGATGAGATACGTGATATGATGGCTGCAAGTATAAATGATGCAGTTGATTTTCTTAAACAATTAGATGTAAAAATTAAAAAATTAAACGATGACAAAGATACTGACTTGGCTATTTTCGACCGTTAATGGTCAAGGACTTTTAATTTTGATATTGGCTTTATTGATGACGGCATTGCTAGAAAATATATGAACGATACTGACAAACAAATCTCGATTACTGAACTACTAGCAAAACGATCATACAACCCAGACTACATACCAAACAAAGAAAATATAGTTTTTACCATATCTGGTAAACACGTAGGGTCATTAGAAAATTTCTGTGTGTATTCTGGACTTCCTAAAGCTGGTAAATCTACGTACATAGCTGCATTAATTGCTAGTGCCTTTGTACCGTATGATGTATTTAGTATGAAATTGCATTTACCTACTGATCGTAGGAAACTATGCTATTTTGATACTGAATCTAGTGATTATGACTTTTTTAGACAGATTAACAAAATAAAGGGATTTTGTGAAATGTCGGTATTACCAGACTATTTCAATGCTTACCAAGTACGTCAAGATGGTTCTGGATTAATTAGGCGGATGATAGAAACGTATCTGGATGCTAACCCAGACTGTTCTGTAATTATTATAGATGGCTTATTAGATCTATTGGTTAATTATAATGATGAAAAAGAATCCAGTTTATTAACTAAATGGCTTAAAAGGATCACTAAAATTTATAACGTGCTGCTAGTAACTGTACTACATCAATCTAAATCTAATTTATCCACCACTGGTCATATAGGATCTGCATCTGATCGTTTTGCTCAAAGTACACTAGATATAGTAAAAGATAAAGAAAGAAACAGCTATGTACTTACTAGTCGATTTATGCGATCTGATTCAGACTTTGAACCAGTTACATTAATGAATTTCAATGGCATATTTCAACAGACAGAAACGGACAAAGCAAAGAGTACTGGTAAAAAAGCTACGGATCTTGATGAAATTGAAAGTAAACGCCTTTTGCATCAAATAGTTAGTTTGCCAATGACCTACAATGATATATCTAGTGAGATTATTGAAAGGACTGCGACCAGTAAAGCATTTGCCAAAAATTTAATTAAATTGTGGATAAGTAAAAACTATATTGTAAAAGATAGTAAAAACAATTATAAGATATTATGAAGATAATTATAACAATACTAATATGGGAACTAGCTAAAACATTATTTTATAAACTAATAAATAGGTAAATATGATAATTTTAAAACGACTTTATTTAATATTAATCATATTGCCTATTGCAATTATAGGTGCAATGCTATTAATGTTTTGGACTTTTATACAACATATTGTGGATATATCAATAATACCCAAAAAAAAATACTAATGGTTAGTAATGTCAGTATAAAAAAAGCAGTCAAGTTTTTTAGGCTTGGCTGCTTACTGACAAATAAACCCCGAAAGGTTAACTTTTTTCACCCCAAAGATACCAATAAATGACAAACAAACAAAAAATCTATTCAATTATCCAGCAACGTAGGCTGGTTAGTTTAACTGATCTTTACGACATAACCAATATGGATCGTATGCAGTTACTTACAGCAGTATCACATTTAGTGATAAGACGCAAAATAAAGGCTCTTACTCAAGATTCTGTAAGATACTTTGCTATAAAAGATAAACCCCTATAAATGTCTAAAAAGCTATATACAGCCATAGTTTTTATGTCTGCTGGTTTACCACCTAGAAAATACCGAAATATCAATAATGTACCTAGTTTTGTCAAATTTTGCCAAACCTTTGATAGTGAATACGTTAACTTATATGATAAGGTAAATAAAGTATTTGTAGAAAGAATCTACATAAAAAAAGGGACGTAGAAACGTCCCTCGCTTACCTTTGTCTATTTTAAAACTAAAACACCCAAACTAAGATAAAAATAGTGTTTTTTCGGCTTTTCTACGTGCTGTTAGTCCTTTGTTGACTACTCCACCACTATATGTCCACCGATCAAATTGTGCAGCTATTGTGTTAATATCTGCACCACTATTTAATAATTCTAATAAAGTACTGGTGTTAAATGCTTCTTTTCCTACATTATAAGCAAAACTAGATAATGCAAGGATTTGGCTATCAGATACTGGTACTTTTATTTTGTTCTGTACATAGGAAAAATCTTGCTGTGCCTCTTGCAATAGCCAATTTTTGGCTGTTGCCTTATCAATTACATCTGTTTTACTTACTGGTCTTTTTTGATCCCAGTTGTATTGTGATCCATAACCTACTGAATAACCAGTACGATCCCAATAAGGGACTGCGTAGAATCCTTCAAAACTACTAATAATGTTAAATAAGCTATTACTAACACTAGCAAAAGCTGTGTTATTTAATGCAGTAGCTATCCTTTTTCTAAGCATAATTAAAATTAATGCAGTAATGGCTATACCAGTTACCACCTTTTGATTTCTGTTCATACATTATTTAGCGTCTTGACTAGCACCACCCAATAAAAATGTAGCTATACCAGCCACAGCTTGTCCTATTACTTGTAATTTACCAGTTCCAGATACGGCAAAATAACCACCAATGGCAGCTAATAAACCGAAAATCGTTGTTTTTGGATTTTTCATTTATCTAAGTTTTTGATTTTTTTAATATTGTACCAAATAGTTGTAACACCTACACCAGCACTAATAAAAGCTAATCCTAGCTTTGTAGTATCTGTTAAATCTATGAATGTAAGAATATAGGCAGTTAAGCTAATTGCTGCACCACCTACACTTTGTTGATCTATGTTATGATTCGGTATCATCTTTTATAAGTTCTTTAGCTATTAAATTATAAGCATTTGTAACTGCTAATACAGTTTCTGCGTTTTCAAATACTCCACGTTTAATAGATTGATCAATTAATTGTTTAATCATTTCTAGGGCTTGTTTGTTGTTCATTTGTTTATTTATTAAAGGTTAAAAAAGTTATATTAAGGTAATATTTAATTGTCCAGCACCCCAGCTGTATGCGTAATCGTTACTGCTAGTACTGGTTGAATATGTAGTATAATCATTACCAGTCATTGTCAAACTTCCACCAGATAATGGGATATTATCTGCACTAAATAATTGATAGTAAAAACTAGCATTATCAATTAAATTATCACTTGTACTAGCCATATTAAATATAGTAGCTGCTATCATTGATCCATTGTACCAAATTGATACTGGTTGTATTTCTTTCATATTAATTTATATTATTTCTTATTAATTTTTCGTTAAGTTCTTGGATGGTTTGGTTTTGCTCTTGCATTGCTTTAGTTAGCATTGCTATTATACCTCTATCATAAATACCCCAACTAACATTTTCTTTTGGCGTATTAGCAACTTCTTCACCTAATACTTTATTTACCTCTTGAGCATAAAACCCTAATTGTCTTAAATTAGTAGGTAATCCACTTTCTTCTTTCCATAAAAAATATCTAGGAATTAATTTTAATACCTTCTCTAAAGCATTATCAATAAAACCATCTTCTATTTTTAAATTCATATCAGAAGTTGTAGATAATACTCCACTTGTTGAAGTAACTGCACCTGTACCTAAAGTAGTAGTAATTTGACCATCACCTCTTACAGCGAATTGAACTGTTGAAGCTGCATAAGCAGAAATTAGATTATATGAACTACTTGATGTCCTTGCACAATTTGCTTCAAATGTATTTCCTGTTTTGCTTGTATTTGAAGCATAAACTTGAAGTGTAACGTCATCAACGTCATCTGAATTAAATTGATGAAATGTTCCATTTGGTGAATTATAAGTTCCTGTATTACTAAATTTAGACCAACCACCACTTGTAATACGCATTTTTTCGATAAATGTTGCAGTATTTCCAGCAGTTCCAGAAATAGCATTAGCAAAAAATATAGATCCGTCTGTATCAAAAGCAATACGACCTATACCAGAAGAATTTATAAACTTGTAATTTGTACCATCATAATAAATATTATTTGATAACTGAGTAAAATTACCAGTATTATTTAAAGAACCAATACCAACTTGTAAAACAGTCCAACCACTTGCCCACGAACTTGGTGTAACACCTAAACCTAAATTACCCGAATTTGTTAATGTCATAGCTTGTGTTAATGTTGCAGTATTACCAGCTGTACCACTTGGTGCTGTATACCATACTGCTGCATTACCACCACCACCTAAAGAAAATAAACCACCTATACCAGTACTTTTATATATAGAATTTCCAGCTGCATTTGTGTATAAATTATTCCAAAGTTGAGTATTTGTAGCACTATTAGGATAAACTAACGCACCAGATCCCATTTCCAAAACTATATATCCACTAAACCAAGTATTAGGAGTATAACCTATTCCTACATTACCAGAAAATGTAGCACTTGTACCTAATATATTACTTCTAAAATTAGCAGTATTATAAACATCTAAACCATAACTTGTAGATGGTGTAGTAGATCCAATAATTAAATTACCAGTAACATTAATTACACCAGTATTGTGAATTTGTAATCTATATGCTGAATTTACATTATCATATATATTAAAATCATTTGCCACTCCACTACTATAATAATTACCAATAGTCCACTTAGATGTACCAGCATTTTGAAATTGCAATGTTGCATTTGTTACACCAGTACCATTAAAAGTTGCATTTAAATTT